CTTTCAAGTACTTCTCCAGTATCTGTATTAATATCTGTTGTAATGTTAAATTGAATAGATCGAATGTCTACTTCAGTTTGTAGTGTAATAACTGCTGGTATTTCTAATTCATACTGCAAGGACCCAGATAAAGCAAATTCAGCAAAATCTGTTCCACCATAAAAAGTAGATGCATCAGTTAAAGATGCTAATCTTAGTGTTGGAGTAGAACTTATTGGGATCATATACTCATATTGATTGGTGGCTTTTACAAGTTTATGACTGATATTACTATCTAAAAGATTGAGTACTATTTCATCATTTCTATCAGTTAACATTTTTATTTTGTCTGCTAAACAAAATTCTAATGTGACATTATTAAGTGGATATACTGTGTTTAGACCCCTAAAGAAATTTAAGAAAGACATTTGGATGTCATGTTCTTCAGGTTGTGAATCAACAAAGATTCTTAAATCTATATTACCTTGCATTCTTCTAGTAGTCATAGTTAACATAGTTCCATCATCAAACATAATGGGTGGTCTATTCCATGAAGACATATATGGATGAGTACCTGGATAATTCCATAAATAATCCACTTGTGGTACTGGCTCTTCTAAAGTTGGTGTATAGATCATCATAGGAAGATCTTTATACATACCATGTTCACTAGTAACATTCTTATCATTATTAAGCTGCTCTAAATATAAGACTGCTTTATTGAAAGATCCAATTATTACGTGCTTAAACTTATTATAAACTTGAGTTTGTAATAGATTGCCAACCTCTCCTAAAAAATCTCCTATAGCTTTACTAGGATAAGGTACTTGACTAGAAACTCTTTTTCCTGGCATATTCTATACACCTCCTGTCCAGACTAAATTTTTAGTAGCAAATTTTTCAAATTGTATAGCATTACAACCATACTGTGGCTTACCATATTTATAGAATCTAACTGGCGGGTCTTTTGTTATTACTTTTGATATAGTTATAAAGATATCTTTTATATTTATAAATGGGCCATGGATTCCTCGTTTATCGTGCCAACTATGTTCAAACCAATAAAACTTATTATCCTCAGTCTTAAACACTAAAACTGTATGATTACTATCATCACCATAATGAGTTTTTATAAAGAAAGTACTATGTGGGATATCATTCTTTTTACAATAAGCCCTTTCAAATTCTACATCATCCCAACATACTCCAAGTTTGTTATTTATAACTTCTTGCGGTGTTTGTAATATATAGCTATTATACCATTCTACATCATCAAAATCATTTGATGCTTTAATCTTTCGTCCATCTTTAGTTAAATAACCATATTTAATAGGTCTCATTATAGTAGATAGATGCTCCATCTTTTTTAAGATTTGAGTCTCAGATTGCTGTTGATCAGATTCTTTAAGTTTTAATCTATATCTAATGGTGAATCACCTCCAGATTATATGTCAATTTTTATAAATATATTATGTTATTGTGTAAGTATCTTTTGAATTGAAAGGTGGAATATAACTATGAAAGAAATGATGCTAGTATATATTATATTATGTAATGATATTATCGGATTAAATATAGGTGATGGTGACAGTAATATGCGAAATAAATACTGTGAGCCACCAGTGTGTACAGACTGTAAAATGCATTTAAAGGGGTTAAGGTGTTATCAAGTAAAGATCAGAGATTATCTAGTAAATATGTGTTCAGAAAAATGAATATTTCATTACTGCTAGTAACATACATAAGAGCTTTGAATATGTTCTTTAAATGGGACTTTCATATTTGTAATGACACTACAGATAAGATTATAATGCACAATGCCAGAGTATATCTAGTGATAAAGAATAATAATTTATATGAAGACGATGGAGGGTAGAATGACTGCTAAAGCACTATTACTTAGCAAGTATCTTCGTAGTCTCAATATTAGTCATTTCATAGGATATGAGTTAGATAGTTGGACTGTTGATAGGGATCTTATGGAAGTTAATATTAAATATCTTAAGTTTGAACATCCTGATAAATCTAATGAACTAGGAGGCTTAATTTATAAAGATGAACTATAAAGTAAATTTAGTTAGAACTTCTATACTTGGAATGTACATTGTAAGCTACAATAGATGGCTTGCTAAACGTCATAAATTAAACTCCAATAACATAGCTAGGTTTATTATGAAGCATATCATTGATTCTATAAGCTTTCGTACTAGGATGGGACCAGAGGTTGTCGGAAATGTACTAGGTAGGCGGTGATACTATGGATATATTGTTTACATATATCGTATTCTGTAATGATATGTTAGGACGATACACTAAATCAGGAGTTAATAACTTGATTGAAAAGTATTGTCATAGTAACTGTGGAAAATGTAAAATGAGAATAATAAGATCTAAAGTAGTTTCTGATTGTTTTCAAGTAAAATTAAAAAGTATTTTAGGTAAGTATAAACAAAATGAATAAGTATTTGGTTTATGTAATGCTAAACAATATGATAACACAAAACAGTGACGAGTACTTAACTGGAGCTATTGGAAGCTATTGCAATTCAAATCCACGCTGTTATTCATGTAAGTTATATATTGAAGAAGAAACTACAATCGCTTGCTGCTATTATAAATCTGTATCACGAGAGTTACGCAAGTTGAGAATGTACTTGTTAAGAAAAGGAGGATCTATGTGAAACCAGATATAATTTTAGCGTATATAATAATTATGAACAGCTATCCGGAAGCTTATGAGGAAGGCTGTCGAAATACGTGTTTATATGACAGGTATTGTAAAGACAAACTTTGTAGAAATTGTTTGATGTTAAATACTAAAAAAGACTGTTATGTAAGCAAGCTTTGTTATGAACTTCACGATAAGTTAGGGTGGTGATTCAAATAACTGATATAAGTATAAGTGCCTTGTTTTATACTCATGATAACAATGTATGTGGTTTAAATAGAGATATATCTAGTAGTGCGCTTTTAGCAAAAATAATAAACGATGTTTGCGTTAAAAGTGAATGTAAGAATTGTATCCTAAATACATATAAAGATTACTGTTTAAGTGTGTATTTGAGAAGATTCGTGTGGAAAAAATGACTATAGTATTAGCTTATATAATATTAAACAATAGATATGCTAGTAAAAAGTCCTTTACACCTAGCGATCATTTTTCTAAAGAAGGTTTAGTTAGTGACTATTGCCATAATAATAAGGGTTGTGAAGATTGTATATTAGATAATTCTAATTCTAAATTTACGTCCAAAAAGTTTAGTTGCTATAGGGGCTTTTTAGCAGATTCATATTTTAACTAACAGATTAGGAGGAAACATCTAATGGAATTTGAAATGAGAGAAATCAATGGCAGGACGGTTTATGTTAGAAAGGATAAGAAAGTAGTTCCTCAAAGAGAAGATTTTCCCGGAGATAAGATTGATGGAAAAAGATTCTCACAGATTCTTACTGAACTACAAGAGTGTACACATAATTGTAGTAGCTGCCACGGACATTGTGGTAAATAACTATGAAAAAAATAAATTACCACATGGCTTATATTGTAGTTAATAACTTCTTCAGAAGTAAAAGAATTAAATATACTGAACGTACTCCTAATCTATGGAGATTTAAAGATATTCCATCTAAAATGCTTGAACTAAAAAGAATGTGTAGATGTACTTATTGTAGTAAGTGTTCTTTCACAACTACAAACCCAAAGCTAAATGGATTATGTTCTGTTAGATTTATGTTTGATCCATTAAGAAAGACGTGGTGAGTTATCTGTTTGTACTAAATAAAAACTTAACTGGGTTATACTATATCTTTATATTAAATTCTGTATTAAATGCAAGCTCTTCTCTAGAAATAGTGTTAGGACCTTGGGAACTTCCAAAGATCAAGGGCTTAAGCAAATATAGGTTTAATGCGCATTGTAGTGCTGTTGGATGTAAAAATTGTGAGTTTTTCAAAGATACTTCTAGTGGCTGGAAGATGTGTAACTTTAGAACTAATATAAGCAATATAGTGAATCATGTGTTACCAGTAAAGAAAGATGATAAATAGGTTACGTGAATAAATCTATGGATAGAACAAAGTACACGTTAGTCTATATAGTTATTAACAACTATTCTAGAAAAAATAAGATTCTTTCCAATCTTATCTTAGATGTACCAGATTGCTGGGGCAAGCCAAAAACTCCCAAAGTAATTAAAGATATCTCAGAATACTGTCGTAGTGTAAGTTGTGATAAATGCTTTATGTGTGCTCGTGCTAGTAAGCTAAGAAAGTTTTCTTTCTGCAGACTAAGAAAAATATTAAATCCGATTAATAATAATTATTTATGCTAAATCAGGTGGGTGTTACCGGTAAAGAAAGATGATTAATTTAAGTAAACAAAAAACATTGTTGATATATACTAGTGTTAATAATTATATCAGAGTTAGGCAAAGCAGAGCAGAAACAGAATCTATTTGGATTCCGTACAAATGGAGAAGCAATTCTAGTATTATACGCTATATAAAACGTGAATGTGGAAAGTATAGTACCTGCTCTAGATGTAAATTTAAAGATACCGCTAGGTTCTGTTATATCGCAAAACTAGTAGCTAAACATTAACAATAAAAGAGAGCAAACCTATTGAGGAATGCTCTCTTTCTTTTTTGGCAACTCTATGGCATACTTGTCATAATACTCTATAAAGTTATCAATATTTCTTTTATTTAAGACACTGTTGTTATACTCTTTAACCCACAGTTCAAAATAATCACAGGGGAGTTTCCCTTCTAAGGCTGGTTGAATATATAGCATTTTAGTATCTTTAAAACCAAGCTTTTCCCAGAATGGTTTAGAATAACCAGACTTATCTACTTCAATAAATACAAACTTTAGATGATACATATATGCAGATGCCATCCGTTTATATACTATCTTACCAATATCTTGATTTCTAAATTTTGGATTAACTATTATAAACTGTAAACCTATTGTTTGTATTGGTTCATAGTAATCATATGTAATACCAGCAAGCATTTCCTTGTCTTCATTAAGATACACCTTGACTACAGCGATGTCTTGATTTTCTTTGTTTTTAAGTCTATAGACTAGATTATCAAATGTAGTATCATTTAAATCTTTAAACTCATCTGTAAGCAGTTTGTAATACTGTTTTAATAAGTCGGTGTCTTTGTAAGTTAGTTCAATTTCATTTATTTCCATTTATATCAAGTCCCATATATCTTCGTCTGATTGGTATAGTTGCTTTTTAGTACCATACTTCTCAAACATTTCTTGCATCTCTTCTACAGAAGTTCCACTGAAATTTCTAGAGTTTTCAGATATTAGTCTTTGTACTACTTCAGATCCTCCAGAAGTATATTGTATACTCTGATTCTTTTCTGAAAGAGCTGGATTGAATGTAGACTTAGATTTATCATTAACATCTGGAATCATTTCAATGAGCTGTGTAGCGGTCATTGTGTTTCTTACTGTAGAAAGATGTTTAATACAAAAAGCTTGCTCATGTTCAATTAAGTATCTACACCAACCTATAGCAAAACAAAGGTCATCATGAGGTACTCCCTCAATTCTACCATTGTTTCTTCTTTCAAGGGTAGTTGCTTCTAATCTTAATTGATATGATTTTACTTTAGGTAAGTTATACATAAAAAGATTGTAGATTTGTTCTATACAAAGCTTTCTATTATTGGTATTAGAATGAATTCCAAGTTTGGGTTCATAGATATCTGTATAATCCCCAAAGATATCAAACTTATATGTTTTAGAAAGCATTTCTAATGTTTGATTACCTACACCATTCTTTTCTATAGCAATTACTTTGAATGGTAAATAATCTAATACTTTTGGTATATACTTTTCACAGAAGTCTGTTACTGAACATTTAAACTTACCTTCACACACTTGTTCTTCAGTGGTATAGTTTATAACTTCAATAGTAGAACTATCTGTTCCATCCATTGTAGCAGTATCAATACCAACTATATAGCCTTCTCTAGGATTAGGTAATTCAAACCAATGTATATACCCATCTATAAACTCTTCTTTTTTAATAGGCTTAGTAGCTTTATTGATATCCTGAAGATCTCCCATGATTTCATTTGGAAAAAGAGAAGCATCATTTGCTATAAACTTTAAGTTATACTCTTGATCTACTTTAGCATTAATTCTATCAGGAGTACAATGCTCTGAAGCACAAACTCCTTCAAACCATTTATCATCATATACTCCAGTCTGACTCCAAAGATATTTAACTGCTATAAGATTAGTAGGATCTCCTTGTTCACAAGCTAACCATTCTTCATAGAAACCTTGCCCAGTTCCACTTCTACCATTAGGTGTAGAAGTATAAATAAGACCATAAGGAATCTTGTTCTTTAAAGCAGCTGTAAAGCTCATTGATGTAGCAGGAAGTATAGCTGATAAGTGTTCTTTAAGGTCAACAAATGCGGCCTCGTCTATCCATACTAAAAGTGGTCTGTAACCTCTACCTTTTGAAGAACCACCCTTTTTACTAGAACTGTTAGCTGATTCAACTCTAAATGCTGATCCATTAGCTAAAGTAAATCCCTTATCTTTAGTATCAGTTAAATACTCTTGTCTCAAGAACTTTGGAAGATTATCTATCATAGCATGTACTTCAGATATTGTCTTTTTAGCAAAGGTAGTATCTTTAGTAAAGTGTAATATTTCGTAGTTATCAAAACTAGTTAATAACCAAGCACATAAAGCTTCAGATAACTGTGTTTTACCACACTGTCTTGATGCCATAAAGATAATACCATTCTTTTCTGGTTTGGTTCCTTTTTCAGAAGCTTCTCTTTCTTTCTTCCAAATATCTACCCAAGTTTTTATATAAGTTTCTTCCTGTATAGGCCAAGGCTTAAAATGTATCAATCTACCAGTTCCAGATTCAGGAAGCATTGCATAGTTCTCTAGAAAATACTTAAACCCAGTCTCTATATCTCTGCATTTGATTTTTTCTAGTGCAGCATCTATGGCATTTTTAATTTCTGGCATGATTATTACACCAGACTTTCTAACATTTGTAAATATGGTTTATAGTTGGGTTTATAGAAAGACATTACTGCTATGATTTCATCTGCACAATAATACTCTTGATAGTTATATATTACTTGTACAATATGTGCTGCAATAGTAGGGTCAGATATTACAGAATATGCTTGCCTCATAATTTCAGCGCTATTTTTATACGAATCATCTTGTTTGTATTCTATTCTAGATGAAAGCATGTTAATGTATGCTGTAGTAAACTCTTCATGTATTTCAGACATTTCTTCTATACATTTTTGAAAGTTATGTTTTTTAGCTTTTAAATTATCTAATTTATAAAAGTTCCATTTCATAATGCATTCATATAATCTTTGAGCAGTAACTCTATCAATGTTTAACTTAAATCCAATTGAGGTAGCTTTAATAACTTCTTTATAAAATTTACCAACCATATCTTCAAAAAGATTAACATATAAATCATGATGCTTTCTAGCATAAAAATGGCAATACTCGTGCAATATTGTTTTAAGCATGTCTAAGCTTACTTGTGATTTGTCAATATAGTTAACAACTATTAACATTTTATTTTTATAACTATTATAGACTCCCATTATACAAGTTTCATAAAACATGTTGGTTTTATCTAATGCATCTTTAAACATTTCTATTCCACTAAACAAAGAAAGTAATGGTGAAAAAAACCTAATAGTTTTCTGAAGCATAGTTGGTTGTATATTAATCATAGATACAAATCCACGTTTAATATCTTTTTTTAATCTAATAAAAAGATACTTATACCATGGCTCTTTATACAGCATATAACTGTTCTGTTGATAAATTATATCTAGAATGTCTAGTGCCGCTTTAGTATCTAATTTTGGATAGCTGTCAAAATCATATTCATGTGGGGCCTCAGTAAGTTGTACCGGGTTAGATTCTATTTTATCCCAAATTTTATTGAGTCTATATACATTGTAATCTACTTCATCAAAAATTTGTGCACTCATTTTATGAACGCTCCATTCGACACTATACTTATGGTAAGTTCTGTAATTCCATCCCATTTAACTCCATTATTACTATTTAGAGTAACTGTATATCCAGAAACATATCCACTCATATCAAATCCAAAGTAATCTGTTATATCTGTATCAAATTTTACTTTTCTACCAATAACCCAATCTGTTAATATCATAGGATCTATTACAGTTACATCTGCAGTAATGTTATATGACATTTCACTAGATAATCTAGTTAGTCCAGCGATGGTATCGTTATTACCAGCAAATATAGTGGTTTTAGTTTTTTTAGTTATATCGTAATAGTCAAAACTATTAACTTGTGCAGTGGTCTTATTTTTTCTAGCTTCTTTTTTTAACTTAGCTGTTGTCTTTTTATATAAAGTGTGTTTAGGGTGCTGAATTAAAACTAATTCCTGACTATACATATTAGAATTATCACCTGTACTAGATGTAATCCTAGGAGGAGTTCGTATCCAATAATGATACTTATTGATAGTATACTTATCAGTTAACTTCTCTTTATTCCAATAAAAGACTAATGGGTCTTTTTCTCCAACTAATGTTTCATTAACATTATGAATATAGAAATTATTAAAGTCAGCATACATTATAGTAGAATTGTTATAAAATCCATATACATTGAATAAGTTTTTAATGTGTGGTATGAGTTTATCTCTAGATAACACTACATAAGATTGTGAAGAAGTATTGAAAAATTTTCCACATTTAAGACGACAACTTCCTGAACAAGATGCTTTAAATAGTTTCTTTATAGCATTTAAAAGATTAGCATTACTAATACTTAATGTAGTTTCTGAATTAACTGTAGTACTAACATCTTTTGGGAAGAATACTTCAGTTATTTCTATTCTAGAATTGTCTTCTGTATCATTAGACTTGTTAATAGTAGTTACATCAGAAGGAAACGCTACAAAAGTTCCAGATACTTTACTTCTAGGAATATCTTCACCACTATTTCCACCTTTTTCAAGTATCTCTAAAGTTAATTCATATGGATTAGATAAAAGATTAGTATAATAAGTATTGATAATAAACGTTAACTCTACTGAAGGTAAAAAATCAAAGTTTACTATACTATATGTAATAGTCTTAATAAATCTACTTATGTCTATTTCTACACGCTTTTTTTCAGGGCCAAGTTTCAAAGTAGCTTTTATAGTATAACCAGTAGTATCAGGATTATAATAATTACTCATTGCCAACTACCATTAGTCTGTGACGATATTAACCCACCTTGTCTTTCAGTCTCTCGTTTATCCATATACTCTTTAGTCAATACTTGAAGTACTGCTGAAAAAAGTTTATTAGCAGATTGCGGTTTTACTTTAGTAACTCTATCATTGAATACATTAGATGGGAGTCTACTAGTTAAGATCATGCTAGCAAAAGTTAGTCCGTTAGCCATGCACATTAAAGCAGTTAATGATAATTTTGTAATAACCTTGTTTCTAAAATCTTCTAAAGAAGTTGATGGAAGTATATTTTGTGTGTTAAAGTAATTAAACAAATCTGCATAGTTGTTAATCACTATATCTGGAGTTATTGGAAGAAGTGATGGATCATAAGGTACTCTAGACCTAGTATCCTTTGAAAAAAAGTAGTGAGTTAAAGTTCTAGCAACTCCATTTACATTAGTTCCTTCTAAACCTAGATAGTTATTGATAACCATTTTAGCTACAGCACAATACATATTAGCTATATCTTGATTATTGATCTTGCTAAAATCTATATCAAACTGGTATACTTGCGTTATTAAAGAATATATAAAATCAACTATAGCATGAAATGCTATGCTCAACAAAGATGGATCTTGTTTTTGGGTAAACAATAACATATTTAACCCAAACAATACCGCTGCACTAAAGTCATTGGCGTCTTCAATAACTATATTATTTTTGTTTAAGTTAAGGTGTACTGCAGCTACATCCATATTTAAACATATCTTCCCAGTTTGAGTGATTAGAGCAGGTACTGCAGATAATTGATTAGGTAATTTTATGATATATACTTTACTCCAATCTAAAAGATTCTTATACAGAATACTAGTATTGGAAAAGATTCTTGTTTCATAGCTATTAAGATTTAGTTCGGAAGAG